CGTCTCACCCGCTCTCCAGATCGTCCAGGGTATATCCCTGGCGGCTTCGGTTCCGTGATACCGTAGGCAGTACCTTGCCAAACAACCAAGGACAAGTTTCTATCGATTATGACCTCTTACATGAACGACAACTCTCGTCCGGTGCCTCTTGCTGTCGCGATCGCGAATGCACAGAAGAATGCCTCAGAGCAAGCATCATCAAGCCCTGAACCATCCACTCCTGTTCCCACCAAGATCTCGTCAGTCCCTCCCGCATATCCTGCCTTCAAGGCGCCTCCGATTCCGAAGGCCGATCTGACCACCGACACCATGCGTGCGATCATCAAGTCTCTCCCAGGCTTCTCCCTGCTTCGACCCATCAATACCAAGACGGTCAAGGCAGAAGGGTTGCCTGATGGATACTCTGCTCCCACCGTGGTGAATCCCGTGCTGACGTTCTCAGTCATGGGGTACAAGGGGTTCGATTGGTCCCAGATCTTCGTGTGCACATCCGAGCGATTCACTCGTGAGCAGCGTGCTGCTGCTGCCGACCTCGCCCGTCAGTGCTACGCTGGATCCGGCTGTGCTCCGGCACTGTTCCGTCGCATGCGCGCCCAACTCCCTCCGGCCAACAAACAGTCTGGTCCCTCCTCCACTGAAGAGATGGAGTTCATGCTCTCTGTCCTACCTCGAACTGCGAAGTCCGAGCTGTCGGGCGAGGGGGCTACTCCTCTGGGTGTGAGTCCCGCGATGAACCTCAAGGCTCATCCCGGCGCTCCCTACTTCAAGTCTGGCGTCTCTCTCCAGGATGTCCTCCTTCCTTCTTTCCATCTCGCGACCAAGTATCTCCTCATCCTCGAAGAGGGAGGTGCTGGGGCTCTCGCTGAGTATGCAAAGAAGGAGGAGAATGCCCATGAGTTCGTCATGCTCCTCAGTGCTAAGAGCGACATCTACCTCAGATCAGACTACTTCACCAAGGTTCGTCCCTTCGGTGTCGTTCCCGCCGCCCTCCGCATCCTCTTTTCCTGCATCTCGTCCTCTATCAAGGGGCAGCAGCACACATTCCTCACTCACCCTGACTCCATCAGCGCCCTTGGGTTCTCGTGGATGCATGGTGGGACGCAGGAACTCCTCTATTGGATTGGATCCCCCCATTCCGATGAGAAGAAGTGGCTCAAGCATCTCTGTTACGGAGATGACCAGATCATGCGAGTCGAGTGTGAGGATGGCACGGTGTTTGTCATTTGCCCGGACGTGAGTGGCATGGACATGAAGGTCAATGCACACACCTTCAACCTCGCTTTCATCTGGCTGCTCTCGCAGTTCCATGATGAGAAGCTCACCTTCCCTGAATACCTCTCAGCAGATGGTTTCCGCAAAATCCTCGCATCTCAGTCCTGTACCATTGATGAGCGATGGTTCTCGGCAATTCAGTATCTCATCCACTACGCGAAGTCGCATCCTGTGCTTATGTACAAGCACCTGATGGCACTCCAGCAGATGGGACTATTGTCGGGACTCAACCTCACCACCTGGTTTGACATCATCGCCTCGACCCGTATCGGGTACGCCATTCGCAACATCAAGCGCCCTAAGACTGTCGCTGACATTCCTGCCTTCCGGGCAGAGCTCGTCGCACTGTCCGCCGGCGCTGGCTACCCCTTCAAGGCCGATTCTCTCGATGTCCAGGTCATGAATTTCGAGGGCGGCGCACACACACTGCACCGCGTCGACGGAACCACCTCCTCTCTCCCTCCCACCACTCATTTGGCCCTCCCGTTCTTGGGAATGTGCATCTACGAGTACACAGTGCCGGCGGACCTTTCCTCCACAGGGAAGGCGTTGTCATTCCCTGTTCCGTGCATGGACACTTCTAAGGCGATCGCACATCTCGTTCTCAAGGTCTCTCCTCATTCTCTCCCTACCAAGCGAGAAGCCCACTATCTTCAACAGGTTCTGGGCATCTCACTCATGGCTGGAGCCAATGATGGATTCTATGACTACGCCGCGTCTAATTTCAATACGCGCATGAGAATGGGCTATCGATTGCCCAAGAGCGGGATGGGGACTCCTCATGATACGATCCCCTTCGATCTCGATGATCTCTCTAAGATTGACTCGTTCCCCAACCAGTCGTATCTCATGAAGATCTTTGCATCACCCGAGATCCAGGAGCTCATCACCATCGAGAAGCCCTCAGACATCGATTCTCTCCAGCCATCGGAGGGAGTCGAGGAGCCGCCAGAGCCGGAGGTCGAGGAGCCTGACATCATCTCCCTCAAGCAACAGGGTGCTCTGCACAAGGGCGCCCGACAGCCTGGAGGGGACGTCAACCTGCTCAGTATATCCTTCAAATCCAAGAGTGAGTCTCACTCCTCCTCTTCTCAATCCGCATCCTCCAAACCCCCCAAGGCCCTCCCCAAGAAAGCCCCTGACGAAGAGGTTCTCCTGGAGAAGCCGTCCTCCAAGATTCCACTTCCTGCCAAGCAAGCTCTTCACGAGCATGCATCTTCGGCCACCAAGCTCGCACCTCCCAAGCCCCTTCCCCAAGAGGTCAAACCGCCCACCATCACTGACACCGAGGCACTCCAGGCTCCGCCTGTTGCCGCGCTCAGACTGGCGAACGCGGCCAGACACAAGGTGAAGGCGGATGCGAAGTACGAGAAAGCGATGGCTGCGCTGGCACAGAAGATCGCGAATGAGGGATCCAAAGTTTCAAGACTGGATCGTTTCCTCCGCTCTATGGAGGCCGACGACCCGGACTACTCTGGTCTCGTGGAGGATCGCGCCGAGGCGCTTGCTGCTGAGCACGAGCACAAACTCGAGCTCGAACGCATGCGCCAGGACCAGCTGCAGGAGGATATCGAGCATGCATATGAAGAGGAGCGACTCAAGGAGCTCGCTCACCGCGTACCGGACGATCTGGCATCCGACGACGAGGCCATCCAGGATGAGGATGACTCGGAGACCGAGGAGGAGAGGTACGCGGACCCCACGCAGTCGAAGGCTCATCAGGCAGCTGCGTGGTTCAGAGGAGATTGAGGTGTCCCTCTGGACTCTATCCATGGAAAATCGGGCCATGCGATAGCTCCCCCACCCCCAGGGCCTTCTTAGCCCCCACCACACACCCCCCTCCTCCCACCCGCGCGTGCCCGTCTGCGTTATGACGTGCTGGACCCCCCTTCTTTTTCTCTTTCTTCTCCCCTGGAGCTTCTCCCCCCCCTGAGCCCTCATGGAGAGTCTGTACATATTTCTCTTTTCTTTTCCCTCTTGTTTCTTTTATTTTTGATATTCTAATAGCTCGCCCGCCGGGGCAGCGGCCCCACCGAGGAGGGCGGCGAGGCAGCCGACCCCGAGGGACCACGGCCTGGCAACGCCGGGCGCCGCTCGCTTGCTGATCCGGCTCACGGGAAAGGATCCCTTTTCGACAAGGACGGCGTCCCTGCCGTGAGGGAGGGAGCAGCATCCGGCGATCCCGCGCC